GAGTTTACTCAAAAATGGACTGAAACGGCAAATGCAACATTTTTAACAACAGGGTGGCAATTAGAAGTAGGGCAGAACCCAACAAGTTTTGAGCATGAGCCTTTTGAGAGGACATTGGCTAAGTGTCAGAGGTATTTTCAAGAAATATTTATGTTCCACGATGCAGGTTCGCAATATATAAGAGAAACAATACCTTTTAAGGTTGAAATGAGGGCATCCCCTACAGGAACAGTTTTTGCACAAACAAATAGTGGAGGAGGGACTAACACCTCTGGTAAAATTTATCAAGGTAGTGGTGAAAATACGGCTAGTGTTTTACAAGAAAATAAAACATCTGCAAGATTAGATGTGACAGCAGGTGGTTTTACTGCAAATCAAGACGTTTATGGTCGAGTTACTTTAGCAAGTGAGTTATAGAAATGGATGTTAAAGAAGCACAATATGTGAAAATTGATGGTAAAATTGATTCTATAAGAGTAATTTTAAACGGTATAGTGTGTAATGTACCACTAGACCCTGACAACACTGACTACGCAGAAATACTAAAGCAAGTAAAGGAAGGCACACTGACAATTAAGGACGCAGAATGACAAAGAGTGATGTAACACAGATATTGACTGAACTAGCAGTCATCAAAACAAAAATGGAGAATGTAGAGAACAGAGTCACAAAGGTAGAAAGATTTGTGATGTATTCTGTTGGCACATACTTTACAGTTACATTTACAGGATTTGTTGGATTTATTTTGGTTGGATAATGGCAATTACTATTAAAAATGACAGAAGTGTGATAACAATAAAGAATGATAGATCAGTTATTACAATTAAAAGGTCAACATGAGCAGTTACTCATTTAACATAAAACAGAATGATACAAGTCCTACATTATCAGTTGTGATTGCAGATAGTTCAGGCACAGCAATCAATATCACAGGTGCTTCTGTTCAATTCAAGATGAGGGCAGTAAATAGTTCAACATTAAAAACAAATGCAAGTGCAACAATAACAAATGCTTCAGGAGGAGCAGTTTCTTATTCATTCTCAACAAGTGACACAGATACAGCAGGATTATTTCAAGGAGAATTCCAAGTCACATTTTCAGGAGGTGCGATAGAGACCTTTCCCAATGCGGAATATATCAGTATAAATATACTAGACGATTTGGATTCTTAGGAGGGTCGAATGTCAGGAGAAAGCACCACAACGTCTGCCACAACAGACCCACTTACTTATACAGAAATAAGGGATTACCTTAGAATTGATGAAGGTGTTGATGAGCAAATATTAGTTACCTTACTCAAAATGAGTGTAAATTTTGTTGAAAATTACACAGGAAGAGCCCTTATAAATAGAACAAAAACACTTTTTATAGATGGCATAGACGAGATTGACATTGCGTTATGGGAAGGAATGAAAGTAGGGCCAGACCTTTCCTTGAGAAAAAGATATATAGAATTGCCATCGACACCAGTACAATCTGTGAGCTCAATAAGCAGTTTTAATGACGAAGATACAGAAACAACATTTGCATCTACAAAATATTATGTTGATAATCAAAGAGAGCCTGCAAGAATTTATCTAAGAGATGGCGAAGCATGGCCAACAGGATTGAGGGTAGCCAATGGGTTAAAAATTGTTTATGTCGCAGGATATGGAGCAAACAGAAGTGATGTTCCTGAAGCAATAAAGGTAGCACTTTTACAAATTATATCGTTTAATTATGAGCATAGAGGTGACTTTGAAGGTCAAATAAGAACACCATTTATGATACAAGGTTTATTACAGCCTTATAGAAAATTAAGTTTTTCAAATAATCCTTTTGGAACAAGAATGGGGACGTATTAATGGGAATGTTTGATTTCATAACAAATCGTTTTAGACGAATAGAAAAAAAAGAAGCACCAGTTGTTATGTATCAATCTGGTTATCAAGTAGCAGAAAAAAAATATGATTATAGAAAGATTGCAAAAGAAGGTTACCAAGAAAATGCAATTGTATTTAGATGTGTGAATGAGATTGCAAATGGTGCATCAGCAGTCGATTTCTGTGTTTACCAGAATAATATAAAATTAGACGTTCATCCTTTGATAGACTTACTAAAAAGACCAAATCCACAATTTGCAGGAAACGAATACTTTCAAGCATTATATTCTTTTCTTCTTCTTTCTGGAAATTCTTATGCAGTTTATTCATTAATTGGTGGTATGCCTCGTGAGCTTCATTTATTAAGACCAGACAGAGTAAAGATTGTACCGAGTAAGACCCATATTCCTTCTGCTTTTGAATATACAATAGATGGTAAGGTTTTAAATAGATATAATGTTGATACAGAATCAGGAGAGTCCGAGGTTAAACATTTTAAAATGTGGAATCCTCTTGATGATTATTATGGTTTATCACCAATTCAAGCTGCATCTTTTGATATTGATCAACATAACATGGCGGCAAAACATAATTTAGGTTTACTTATGAATGGAGCTAGACCAAGCGGTGCAGTCATTTTTAAACCAAAGGACGAAAGTGGAATGTCACTTCAACTATCGGACAGTCAAAGACAGCAACTTATGTCTGATCTAAACATGAGGTTTTCTGGTTCTCATAATGCAGGTAGACCAATGTTATTAGAGGGTGATTTTGATTGGAAAGAAATGGGTTTAAGTCCAAAGGATATGGATTTTCTTGAATTAAAAAATATGTCAGCAAGGGATATTGCACTTTGCTTTGGTGTACCATCTCAGTTGGTTGGTGTACCTGATAATCAAACCTACAGTAATGTCTCAGAGGCAAGATTAGCGTTATATGAAGATACTATTATCCCTTTAATTAAAAGAGTCGAGAGTGATTTTAACGAGTGGTTAGCACCTAGATTTGGCGATGATATAACTATTCGATATGATATTGACTCTATACCTGCAATGGCTGAAAGACGTAAAAAGACATACGAGAACGTAGTTCAGGCTGTAAGGGAAGGAATAATTAGCAGAAACGAAGCAAGAGAAAGATTAGGGTACGAACCAGTATCAGGTGGAGATGATGTTTACATATCAGCTAATTTATTTCCACTTGGTTCTCCAAGTGTAGCACCTGCTGAAGGAGATACAGCTGATGAAGATGATAAGGAATTTGATTACTCAGAGGAAAAAAGAGAAATTGACAAAGATATATTTACAACAGAAGAAGAAGCAAGGGAAAGGGCTCAAGAGTTAGGTTGTGATGGATTTCATTCTCATAGAACGGATGATGGTCTTATTTATATGCCTTGTGCCTCCCATATGGATTATGAGAGAATAACAGGCGATACATTAGAAACTCCTAAACAAGACCCTAGATATGGACAAGGAAAAGATGTATTTGAAAGTGTTGCTGAAGCACAAGCAAGATCAAAAGAATTAGGATGCTCAGGACATCACACAATCAAAGGTCCTGAGAGAAACTATTATATGCCGTGTGATTCCCATGGTGAATACACAAAAATCACAAATTCAAAAGATTTTATTGATATCGAAAAAGCTGAATCTGATATTGATACACGACCAACACAAAGTATGGCAGATGAAGCAGAACAAGGTTTAAAATGGCGAAAAGAATTTAACAGAGGTGGTACAGAGGTAGGAGTTGCACGAGCAAGACAACTTAGCAATAGACAAAATCTTTCTCCAGATACTGTAAGAAGAATGTTTTCATTTTTTTCAAGGCATGAAGTAGATAAAGAAGCAGAAGGTTTTAGATCAGGCGAAGATGGATATCCAAGTGCAGGAAGAATTGCATGGGCTTTATGGGGAGGGGATGCAGGGTTTTCTTGGTCAAAAAGAAAGGTAAATGAGCTTAATAAAGAAAGAGAAAAACAAGAACATTATGAAAGTAATTATATTCCTTGTTGTGATGATTGTGGTGATGATATTGAAATAGATTTTAAACAAACTGTTTCTGCTAGAACAAAGAAAACTTTAGAAAATAAAGTAAAAGAACACAATGAGAAACATGGCAGTAAAAAAGGTAAAAGAGTTACATTGAGAATGTTAACAGCAGTTTTTAGAAGAGGTGTAGGAGCATATAGGACAAATCCAGAAAGCGTCAGAAGAACTGTTTTAGGTCCAGACCAATGGGCAATTGCAAGAGTGAATGCATTTTTATTTGCGGTAAGAACTGGTAGGTATAGAAGAGGTAAATTTGATAGAGACCTTCTGCCAAGTGGTCATCCGTTAAAGGCAAATAAGTAGGCTATTTGCCAGACAATATTTGTTCAGTTTGTGGCCACACAATGCAAATGAGTCAGGAAGTTTTACGTTGTTATTATTGTGAAAGATTTTATTATGATATGCATCCAGAATGGATTGATCATATAATTAAAAAAGCAAAGATTTATGAAAGTTCAGAGAAAAAGAGTAGGTCAACTAAGGTCAGCAAGAAGAACTCTAATTGAACAAACAAGAATTAGACAATCATTCGAAAGACGTTTATCCATTCAGCTTTTGCAATTTTTTGAAGAAAATGGGAGAATCGCAAGTACAGAATATTCTGATGGAAGAATTAGATTATTTTCACTTGAAAATAGATTATCACAAATATTATTACCTCATTATCGAGAAATAATTATTCAAATGAATGAAAGATTTACGTTTACAAAGCAAGAAACAGATTTTGAAGCATTTGTTAGAAAATTTATTGCAACTCTTGGTGGATTAAGAATTACACAAATTTCGGCAACAACTAGAAGAATTATAAATAGAATTATTTTACTGTCTGAATTGGAGGGTTTTGGAGTTGCAGAAACAGCATCAAGAATAATTGAACAAACCAAACCTGCGTTTACAAGAGCAAGGGCAAAACTTATTGCTAGAACAGAGACACATCAAGCGGCATCATTTGCAAATCAATCCATAGCTGAAAGTTTTAATCTACCCATGAAAAAAAGGTGGATAAGTACCAATGATAATAGAACAAGAAACCACCATAGAAATATGAATGGTGTCACAGTTGATCTTGATGAAGATTTTAAGGTTGAATATAAAGGGCAAATATACCCAATGCAACATGCAGGTGACCCAAGAGGTGGTCCTGCTAATATAATTAATTGTAGATGTGTTATTTTGTATTTAGAACCAGATGATGTTATAGTGGATGCATGAGATTAAGAAATAATACATATCATTTACGAAATCTAAAAGAAAACATTGATGGAAAAATAAGTGGTATATATTTTTATAAATACAAAACAGTAAATGATGCTATAAAAGAATATGCACAAAAGTTTAGTAATTGGAGTGAACTATATTTTAAGGATATAAAACTTGATGATGATAAAGCTAAAATATTTATTTCAGACCTTAACAATGCCGTTAGTAAAAATAAAAAATTGGTTAAAGAAGAAATTTACAAAAAGCTCAAGTGAGAAAAGATAACAGACCTGATTCTTTTGAGATTTTTATTTTGGCAATATTACTTTTAATATGTTGCCTTTTTTTTACTTTTACAAATTGGGATAATCTTCTTTTTTTTCCTTGGTTAGACTATTGAATTGTTTTTGATTTATATAGAAGCCCAATAAAATTTTCAGGTACTTTCAAAGGTTCTTTTATGTAGTAATTAAAGTTTTCAAAACATCTATTTTTATTATACATATTTGTACTTGCATTTTGACATTCTTCTAACGAAGCAAAATCTAAAGTAACCATCATTATTAATGAGTAAGATGTTTTTACAATCATGATACTTTATTATTTTTTGATACAGTCCAATCAATTACTGTTCTTATTTGTTTATTATATTTCCAAACTGAACGAAATATCTCAGCATCAATATCTAATGTTTCGAACTGATTAATTAATGAACTTAAATCTTTTGGAAAACAACTGCCACCAAATCCTCTATCGTTATCAAACCCAGGGACTTTTGTATGAGAATTTCCAATACGTCCATCAGATGCAACACCTAAACGAACATTTTCATACGTCATTCCAGTTGCTTGGCACATATCATATACTTTATTAAAAAAAGCAACTTTATGTGCAAGAAATACATTTGCAAAATATTTTATTGCCTCACTCTCGTCAGATGAAACAATTAAATTTGGTATTTCTGGAAACCATTTATTAAAATGATAGAGAAATTGATTACATAAATCTTTATCTCCACCAATAATATTTCTATCAGCATGGGCATAATCGTATGCAGAATTCCTAGCAGTAAGAAATTCTGGATTATGAATAATCTTAAAAGAACCTCTTAAATTTTGTGTTGTTCCAATTGGAACTGTGGATTTAAGAATATAGATTGGTTCATTTTCATTCATTATTCTATTAAAAAAATCATAGATAATTGATAGGTCACATTCCCCTGTGGGTTTCATTGGAGATGGAAGACAAACAAAAATAAAATCTTGACCTAATACATCATCCAAACTATCGATACTTTTTGAAGCATCTATATCATAAACTTTACAATCTGTTTTATTTTTTAAATTTGTATAAATGGCATTACCAACAAAGCCATTTCCAATTATTCCTACACTTCCTTCATACATAATAACACCTTACTTACCCTTTCCTTCACTGTCTCCTACTTTTTTACTTGGAGCATTGTAAACTGTACCACCTTTTTCTTTTTGCATTCTTTTCATGTTTTCTTTTGAACCTTTGGCAACATAAGTTCCATTAATAACAAGTCCATACATTTGTGATTTTGATATTGTCATTTTGTACCTCTAAATGTTTGCCCTGCTCTACCATTGCCACCTTTGGAATTTTCTGTATTTATTTCACGATGTTTCCAACCAAATGGAAAATCATCAGTAAATTCTGGTGGTATACAAATAATATGATACTGATTGGCTGTGTCCACCATAAACTTATAAGGTGGATATAGCTCAACACCAAACCAATCATGACCTAATATTATTTGCACCATCTTCATTTTTTCATGCCAATAAATGTTACTCTTTCTATCATTTCTACGAATAGAAAGATAAGCACATTTGCCTTTCAGCATTGGTAAGTGTACTAAATCATCAGCACCCTCACCTCGATAACATAAAATAGTGAATAATTGATTACAATATACCAAAGCTTGTCTTTCGATTTCAGCAGATTTACAAGATGCTTCATAAATCTCTTGTTTGTCTATCTTCATGTTGTTTTCTTTATAATAACTTTCAATTT